GGCGGCCTGGCAGGCGGCCACCGGCGGCGAGGTCCTCGGCGTGCAGTTGCAGGCGGGAGGGGGTGGGGTGGACTTCACGCGGGCCCGCTATCAGGTGTACTTCGGCCTCGACTACAACCTCGGGGGGTATCTCCAGAGCAGGAAGCGCATCCACCGCCCGGGGCAGACGCGGAGCGTCACGTACGTCCACCTGCTCGCGTGCGGGACGATTGATGAGACGATAGCGGCCGCGTTGGCGGCGCGCGAGGACGCAGTTGAGGCCGTGCTGCGCGGCCTCGGGAACGGTGGGTGAGACCATGGCGACGAGGTATATGGACGGAGACGCAGTGGCCGAGGTGGCGGCGCCGCTGATCGACAAGCACCACGAGCACCTGCAGGGGTTGCACATCGAGTACCTGTTCAAGGTCGTCGAGGATGACGAGGGGCGCATGAAGTACCCGAAGCCGAACAAGTTCGGTGTCGTCGTCCTCGGCAAGACCAAGTGCTACAGCGAGGCCGACAGCGCCGTCGGTTGCCCCGACTTCCTGATCGTCATCCTCTACAACTGGTGGGAGGCGGCCGAGGACGACAAGCGCCGGGCCCTGGTCGATCACGAGCTTTGTCACTGCTGGGTTGGTCACGACGAGGAGACGGGCGAGGTACAGATCAGTTGCGCCCCGCACGAGTTCGAGGGCTTCCGGGCAGAGATCGAGCGGCATGGCCCCTGGGACAGCCGGCTGCAGATGGCGCAGGCGCAGCTCGCGCTGTGGGATGACAAGCACCAGGAGGCTCTGGGGAGCAAGTTGGTAGACGCGGTGGAGAGGCTTCAGGCCGCCGGGGCCGTCTCCATCAGCGCCGGCGGGAAGACCGTGCACCTCGGCGGGAAGGGCCGAGGCAAGTCCTCCGAGGACGGGGCGTGACCTCCGTCGCGGCGGCAGACTACAAGGGCATCCGTAGACCGATATCGTGGTACGGCGGCAAAGGCAACCTCGTGCGCCACCTGGTGCACCTGGTGCCGGCCGGCTACCGCTACTACGTGGAGCCCTTTTTCGGAGGGGGAGCCTTGTTTTTCCGGCTCCCCCCGGTTCGGGTCGAGACCATCAATGACCTCGACAGTGACGTCGTGGCGCTCTACCGGGTGCTCAGGGACGCCGGCAGCATCGAGCGGTTCTGCCAGCTCGCGGAGTTCACACCCCACAGCCGGGAGCTGTACGGGGAGTGCCGCGACCAGTGGGAGGAGGAGGAGGCGGATCCCGTGGCCCGGGCGTGGATGTGGTGGGTAGCTGCCAGGCAGAGTTTCAGCGGCCACCACTGCCACTCCTGGGCGTACTCAGTGCACGAGTCGAGGTCGGGCATGGCCGAGGCGCCAATGAAGCTGCGAGCCGCTATCCGCAACCTGCGGTCGGTGCACCGGCGGCTGCGTCGGACGCAGATTGAGAACGCGCCGGCGCTCAAGGTGTTGGCCGCGTACGGGTGCGAGGGGTGCTTCTGCTACGTGGATCCGCCCTACCCGGCGTCCACCCGCACGCGGCCCGATCACGGGTACGCGCATGAGATGACAGACGACGATCACGCGGACCTGATCGAGCTGTTGGCCCGGCTGCCGGCGCACATCATGGTCTCGGGCTACGACTGCGACATCTACCGCCACCTGGACGCCGCGGGGTGGCACCGGCACGAGATTGAGACGGTGGTTCACTGCAGCTCTCACGCCCGCGGATCCATGGTCGTGGGCCCGGGCGCCGGCCGGCTGAAATGCCCCAGGACTGAGGTCGTGTGGATGAACTACCGCAACGAGGATGGGAAGGCCGTGCGGCTCGAGACAGACGAGGCGGTAACGGTGGCGCGGCCATGGGCGATCCAGTTGCAGACACGGATGTTCGATTGAGTTTCGGGAGACGACCAATGGCCAGTGGACGGATGCTCAGACGTTCGGTCAGCACCTGCGAGCAACTCGCCGACTGCTCGATCCTGGCCCGCCTCCTCTACACCTGGGGCCTGGCCCACACCTCCGATTGGGGGGTCCTGGCAATGAGTCCCCGCCGCCTCAAGGCCCAGGTCCTGCCCATGTCTGACGAGGCGCCGGCGGAGATCGGCGAGGCTGCGGAGGAACTGGTCGCCGCCGGTCTGTGGGTTAGGTTCGAGGTGGACGGAGAGCCCTTCGCCCACTATCCGACGTTCGACAAGTACCAAAACGTCAGCAAGCGCACCTCGGCGCAACGCGACGGTGTCCCTCTGCCTCCAAATGTTCCCGGAACTTCCGCGAATTTCCAGGAAGTTACAGGAAGCCAACAGGCACAGGGGCCGAAGCCACATCGGGCGAAGAAGACGGAAGCCCAAAATGACACCGAAACAGGAAAGTTCCCGGAAATTCCTGGAAAAGTTGGACCAAGAGAAGAGAAGAGAAGAGAAGAGAAGTCAAGAGAACACACCCCCCCTCCCCCCTCGTCGCCTGATCCTGACGCCCTGCCGGAACCCCCTGCTACTGCGGTTGGTGTGTGTGATTCTGAAGAGCTTGACGGAGCTACGACCGAGGCAACACCAGCGTCCACGACCGAGCCTACGGCGCCGACCCCGCTACCGCGGATCCCGGAGCAGGCGGTCAATGCAGCCCTCGACCTGGCGATCGAGGGCGCCTATCCCCAGGCCCGGGAGAAGAAGCGCCGGGCGCTGGCCCACACCTTCCGGAGCATGCTCACGCAGCCGGGCTGCCGGATCACGGAGGAGCAACTCGCCGAGTGCATGGAGGCGGACCCGCCCCTGGCCGGCGGGACGCCGCAGCAGTACATGACCCACGCTCAGGGGATGATCCGTGCTGCGGCAGCCGGCGGCAACGGAGACGGTGGAGGCGAGGAGGGGCGGGTGGTGCCGGTGGTGGCTCCGATGACGCAGCGCGACGAGGCGTTGCAGGATGCGAGGGTGCAATTCTCCAGGCGCAAAAGCTGGGAGATGACCGAATGGGTGATCGGGGAGAAGTGGGGCAAGGACACTGCCGCCGACGTGGTGGGAGAGCTTAAGGCGGCGGAGGAGAGACGGCAGGCAGTGATCGACGGGTTCCGGCGGGCTAACGAGGAACTGCAGCCGGAGCCGGCTGCGACGGAGGCTGAGTGATGGGCCTGTTCTTGCCCAAGTGCGCCCACGCTCAGGCGGTGGGCATCGGAGTTCACAAGTGCAACCGACGCAAGTACGACCCGTTGTTGCCGGCGGACTGCAGCGGCTGTCGAGATCACGAACACATCAACCCAGTGGAGGAAACGACCATGCGACAGAAGACACAGGCGACACCAGACGTCGCGGACAGGCTCGCGGATATGGGATTCAAACGCGCGCCGAGCAGCCTCTTCGCCCGTACCTGCCGCCGCGGAAAGTACCTGATAGTGTCCTGCTCGAGAGACAGGCCACAACGGCTGACCATTTCTCGCGAGCTTGTCGCGGAAGCCGGCATCGAGAAGGGCGCCGCCGTCGACGTCTACTGCCAGGGCAAGCGGCTCGCCATCGCCATCGGCTCCGGCCCGCTGAGGTTGAGCACGAACGGGAAGGCGCTCGCAATCTCGTGCCCCCGGCTGCTCGAAAAGCTCGGCGTCACGAAGGGGCAGCGATTCCCGGCCGACGTGACCGACGGCGTCCTGTTCGTGGATCTCGGCGGAGAGAAGGCTGAGTGATGATCGCAGAGCCCATGACACTGTTCGCTGACGAGGTCGCCGGCGCGATCGCCGCTGATGTGGCGGCGCCGGAGGTCATCGACTTCTGGGTGGCCGGCGACGTCAAGCCAGAGCGGAAGAAGCAGCGGTTCTGGAGAGACAAGTCGGGGAAGACCCACGTCGGTGGGAGGACGGATGAACCGGCTCAGGTGACGTACAAGTCCCGCGTCTCCTACCGGGCGCAGGAGACCATGGGGAACCGTCCGCCGGTCGAGGGCCTGTCCGCCTGACGCTGGTCTGCTACCAGTACCCGCCCAAGACGCAGCCGAAGCGGCCGACGAAGGCGAAGCCCTGGCCCTGGGCATGGTTGACGCGCGGAGACGCCAGCAACTTCGCGAAGAGCACCGAGGACGCGCTGCAGGGCATCGTCATCTGCGATGACGCTCAGGTGATCGACCTGGTCGTCCTCAAGCGGTTCGGCCCGCCCGGCGTCCGGATCATTGTCGCGCGGCTCGAGACGGCAGAGGACGCGCTGGAGATACCGGGAGTGCGAGAATGAAGCCTCGCCTCCTCGACCTCTTCTGTGGCGCCGGCGGAGCAGCGATGGGCTACCACCGCGCAGGCTTCGATGTGGTGGGTGTCGACAACCGGCCTCAGAAGCATTACCCATTCGAGTTCATCCAGGCGGACGCCCTGGAGTACCTCCGCGAGCACGGTGCCGAGTATGACGCCATCCACGCCAGCCCGCCCTGCCAGGGGTACAGCTCCGTTCGGACAATGCCAAACACCGCAGCATTCCGTGGCGAGGTGCCCATGCTGATCCCGGATGTCCGCGAACTCCTCGTTTCCACGGGGAAGCCCTACGTCATCGAGAACGTGTACGGCGCTCGGTTCGTTATGGTCGATCCAGTGATGCTCTGCGGTCTGACCTTCGGGCTGAGGATGTTCCGCCACCGCCTGTTCGAGGCGAACTTCTTCATCCTGCAACCTGCGCACCCATCGCACCGCGGCCTGCGCGTCGGAGAGGGCGGCATGGTCTCGATGTACGGTCATGGAGATTCCGGCCGAGGTCGGGTGCCCTGGGACCATCGCCACGTCGCGTCCTGGAAAGCCGCGAGCGGGATCGACTGGATGACGCGGGACGAAATGTCGCAGGCGATCCCGCCGGCATACACCGAGTTCATCGGGCGGAGACTGCTGGCCGAGTTGCAGATACCGCAGCACTGATCGCACCAACAGCCTGGGGTGAGCTATGCACGAGTACGCCGAAGCCAAAGAACTGCCGCCGGTGGAGAGCAAGGCCCTGCGTCGTCTCGTGGTCATGGTCTCGCTCCTTGAGGCCAGGGGAAGGGGCGCCGTGGTCTACGCCGCGAACCCCGAGCTGGAGGACATCCTGGACAGGTTGCCGATGGACCCGGGGCAGAGGCTGGCCAGCATCACGGCGGCGATTGAGAGGGTGGTGGAGTGCCGGTGGGACCTCGGGGAGGACGTGGTGTTGAGGGGCAGGGAGCAGGTCGAGCATGACTGCCTGGGCATTGGCGCGCAGAGAAGGGACTTGACAAACCCGTTCCGGAGGGTATAGGCTACGCCCAATTGAGCGACCAGAAGCACCAGTAGAGCCTCGTCATCCCGACGGGGCTCTTTCGCGTTCTGCATGTTCGCCGCACGGGCCCGGGCGGTAGCTCGGTGGTAGTAGCACCGGCCTGGAAAGCCGGAGGTCGCGGGTTCAATTCCCGCCCGCTCGGGCACCGGCGGCGACAAGCATCGGGAGGGCATGGTGGCTTACGTCCTGCGAGATTACACGGGGCTGCTCGACCTGGTCTACCGCGCCGCCCACGCCGACAGGCACCGCCGGATAGAGCAGGCGTGTGTGGTCGTGACGAGGCGCGGCAAGCGCCGGCCGATGCGCCGGAGAGATTGGCAGCGGCTGATGGAAGAGCCGCCGAAGGCGAGAGACTGATGGCCAGGAAGGCCGGTTCCAAAACTTCCGGCATGGCGTATCCGGAGATCACGCCCGAGCTGCTGCGCGAGGCCGCACGCCTCAGGTTCATCGAGGGCAAGTCCTGGGAGGATACGGCTGCCGCAGTCGGAACAACGGCGCGGACGCTCTACAACTGGCGACACAAAGACGGGCCCTGGCAGGAGATCGCGGAGGAGATCGTCGCCGAGCTGAAGTCTCAGTCGCGGCAGACGGCGTACGGCTGCCTCGTCCGCCAGGCCAACCTGGGAGACGTCGCCGCGGCGAAGGAGTTGCTCAACCGGGCCGAAGGTGCGGTCGGGCAGAAGCACGAGATTGCCGGCAGCGTCCAGCTCACTCAGCTACCGATCCCGGTCTTCTCGGCTACTGATCCACTGAACCATTTCGCCGACACCGAGGACGATGACGACCCAGAGGAGGGCGGCGGCGATTGCGACAGCGACGACGAGTAAGCTGCCCGCCGACCGGCCCGGGCGCGGCGAGGATTTCGGAGACTTCGTCCGGCGTCATTACGGCTGGGACACGGCGCCACACCAGGCGGCTTTCCTGGCTGACCCTGCTCGGTATCGAGCTGCCGTGGCAGGGATCGGCGGCGGCAAAACCGAGGTCGGAGCATTCGATGCTGTGCGTCACTGCCTGCGTTTCCCGGGCATTCGCGGCCTGATCGTCGCCCCCAGCTACAGGATGCTCAGCAGGAGCACGCTACCCACGTTCCTACAGGTCGCGAGCTGGTGGCCGGGCCTGAAGGTCGAGCTCAACAAAGCTGAGTACACAGCGACGTTCCCGCAGGTCCGCAACGAGGCCGGGGAGCCGTCGCTGGTTTGGTTTCAGTACGCGGAGGATCCGGAGAGTCTGCGAGGCCCGACGGTCGGGTTCTACTGGCTCGACGAGGGAGGCCTGTGCAAGCGCGATGCGTGGCGCATCCTGCAGGGGCGCATTCGGCAGCCGGGGTATCCTCACCGCGGCTGGGTGACGGGGACGCCCAAGGGCAGGAACTGGCTGTACGATGCGTTCGTGAAAGACCAGGATAAGCGGTCGCCCGAAGAGCGCAGGCGCTACGGCTTCCACACGTGGACGTCGCATGACAACCCGCTGTACAAAGACGACCCGGAGTTCCTCACATCGCTCGAGCAGAGCTACGGGATCGGCACCGACTTCTACCGGCAGGAGCTGGGGGCTGAGTTCGTCACCTGGCAGGGCCTGGTCTACAACGTTTTCTCGCAGGACGCGCACATCAACCGGCCGCCCCCGGGCACGCAGTTTCTCGCCGTGGTCGCTGGCGTGGACTGGGGATGGGCCAACCCCGCGGCGATCACGGTACACGCCCTGGCGACCGACGGGGTTGTCTGGCAGGTGGACGAGTGGGGCGAGTCGAGGACGCCCATCGGGGAGATCGCGGCGGTCGCCAAGCAGCTCAAGCTCAAGTGGGGGATCAGCCGGTTCTTCTGCGACCCGAGCCTGCCGGGCAACATCTGGGAGCTGCAGAAGGCAGGCCTCGACGCGGTTGGGGCTTTCAATTCTCTGAGCCCGGGGATCTCCAACCTGGCGGGGCGCATCGCCACGGGGAGGTTCTTCTTAGACCCCGAGTGTACCGAGACGCTGAAGGAGTTCCTGGCCTACTCCTACCCCGAGGACGATAGCGGCAACATCAAGCGCGACACGCCCATCGACGCGAGCAATCACTACCTGGACACGGCGCGGTACGCAGTGGCAGCGATCGACGGTATCGGCCTTGAGCCCGAGCAGCCGCGAGCGCAGATCCAGCTAACGACCCCAGTGGAGCTATCATGATCCGAGCGCGGGAAGCCAACAGGTTGCGCGAGGCGCTGACCCTGCGCGACGAGGCTATCGTCGCTTTGGCCGAGGCAACCAACTGGGCACTTGAGCGCGCCAAAGAGGACCTGGGTTGGACGAAGCTCGTGCAGGATTATCAGAAGGGCTCAAGCCCGTTGCCTCGGTCAGATGCAATCCCGATGGCCAGACGCGCGTTCGTCGCCGACCCGTTTATGAAGCGCGGCATCTGGACGCTGACGGAGTTCGCGTTCGGCAACGGGATCGACGGGCCCCGGGCGCCGCGCGTCGAGGGGATGACGTCGCAGGAAGCACAGCAGGCGCTTGAGCCCCTGGTCAAGTTCTGGAATGATCGGGGCAATCAGTCTAGCCTCTTCTCCCCACCCATGCAGTACGAACGCAGCAACCAACTGCTGGTCGATGGGGACCTGTTCTTCGCCCTGTTCGTGCGCCCGGGCAAGGGCGTCCAGGTCAGGCGGTTCGGGCCGTTGCTGGTGAAGGACATCATCACCGACCCGGAGGACGCCGGGCGCCCGCTCTACTACGTCAGCGAATCCAAGGAGCAGCGGTGGGACGATGCGCAGGGCAAGTTCATCGCCACCGGCCAGACCAAGCGCAAGTTCTACAGGGACTTCCGCAACACACTGCCGGCCGACGACCCACTGTCTGAAACGGTGGACGCCGACCGGGACGTCTACATGATGCACGTCCCCATCAACCGGATCGAAGAGGGCGGGTTCGGCAACAGCGACCTGCTGGCAGCCTATCCGTTCTCGCGTGGCGCGAAGATGATCGGCGAGGATCAGGCGACGATCAGCCGGGCGACCGCGGCGCTGATGAACGTGATGACCGCGACCGGCGACGAGGCGGCGCTGGCCAACCTCAAGACCTCGCTGCACTCAGTGACCAACAGCAACACACCGGCGGCGCCACTGCCGGGTGGGATGAACATCCTCGGCGGCGGGACCAACCTGAGCGTCAACAGGGCGAGCACGCAGGCGGGGGACGCCTGGCAGAACAGTCGCATCATGCGCGTGCCGATGGCCGCGGGCCTGGGGTTGGCGCTGCACTATCTGGCCGACCCGGAGAACGCCAGCCTGGCCACCTCGACCAGCATGGAACTGCCGATCATGCGGCACCTGCAGGCCTATCAGTCGCTGTGGCTGAGCATCTATCGCAGCATGTTCGATTTCGTGCTTGAGCAACTCAACCTCAACCCCGACGACGTCCCCTACGACATCCCCGCCCCGAAAATCGTGGAGCCCGACGTGCAGGGCCAGGGCGACAACATCATCGCCGCCGGCGACGGCGGGTATCTCACCCGGGCGCAGGTGTCGCAACGGCTGCTCGAGCTGCACGGGTTCGACGACATCCCGGCGCGCCTCGAGGAGATCGAGGCGGAGGACGGGGAGGCCGACACGGATCAGAGCGCGACCATCGACAGCATCCTCGCGGCGCAGGCTGACCAGGCCCCGGCTGCTCCTGTCGTGGCGCCAGTGGCCCCGCCGGCGGTGCCCGGGCAGTGACTACCCTCCGCGAGTTTCAGGGCCCCACGGCCCGCACAGTCATCCGCGGTGGCGCCGACCGCAAAGCGCTTGAGGACGCGATCCTGACCGACCTGGTCAAGGAGTACAACAAGGCCGGCAGCGCCCTGAGCAAAGACCTTGGCGGCGGGAAGTTCGAGCTGCGCGCATCATGGAAGCGGGCAGAGCTGAAGGCCAAGGCGCGACTGATGGCCGACAGCCTGTCGCGTACGGTGCAGGCGGAGCGGGAGCGCATCGCCGGCCTGCCCCAGGGCGAGCGTGCTGCGTCGCGGAAGGCGATGGAGAACTACAAGACCCAGCAGCTCAAGGAGCTTGTCCAGGCCGAGGGCAGCTTTCAGGCGCAGACAGACATCATGGCTCACTCGGGTCTGGTGGACGTCACGAAGTCCCGCGTGATGTGGTGGATCATCGGCGGCACGAGGACCTGCGATTACTGCCTCGCAATCCGAGCGGGTAACCCGTACACGCTGCGCCGGGCGACGACGCTCGGGCCTAAGGCTCACCCTAACTGCCGAGACCATTTCTCGGGCAACTGGCAGATGAACGCCGCCACCCTCGCCCATGCGAAGCGGCAGGTGGCTGACGGCGAGAAGCAGGTTTGGGACGGGGGCCGACAGACTCCGGCGGCAGGCCCCACCGGGAAGCGCACTGTCTACCTGCGGCCGCGAGCTGGGGGATGGCGTGGGTTGCGAACTGAGCAGAAGAAACTACTGACACAACAGGGCACCGGATAACAGGAGGCGCACCATGGGACTGCTCACGAAGACCGTCGCGGAAATGCTGACTGACCGGCTGGTGAGCCGGCTCAATGCCCTGGCCTTCGACAACGTGGGGAGCATGTTGGCCGCCAACACGGAGGAGGGTTTGGCTGCCTACCTCGACGAGGCGACGGCCGACGCGGATCTCCAGGTGGCCCTGCTGCCGTCGCTTCTCGCCCTGGACAAGGTCGCCCTGCGCGCCAACAGCTACACGCTCTATGACACGATCCTGAGCGACACGAAAGTGCAGGCGTTCTGCAAGGCGGTGGACCTGTACGTGCGGTCTACTGCCGGCGGCAGCTATGCCAACATCGGCGCGTGGGCCTCGGCGATCTCGCTCCAGCTCCACCCGCTGATGGCTGAGGCCTTCCGCAAGTATTGTGGGGAGTCGTGCTTCACGGTCAGCAGTGCGATCGTCGGCGCCGTCGGGCCACTGCAGAAGACGCGCAGCTTCGACAAGGTCTACACCGGTGCGTTCGCCGCCCTCGTGGACGACACCACCGACGCTGCCAGCACGACGACTGCCGACGTCGCCCTGTTCGCCGCCGACAATGACTACCTCGTCCTGCAGGCCAGGGACAAGTTCGGGTACATCTTGATGGACCTGTCAACCCTGGCGAGTAGCGACGTCGGCCTCGAGGCCACCTACTGGAATGGAACCGCCTGGGCAACGTTGACGATCACTGATCGCACCGTGGGTCTGAGCGTCAACGGGGGCGTGATCAGTATCACGATGCCCACCGATATGGAGCCGACCAACAACGACAACGCGGGCACCAACACGCGCCTCGACACCGCGAGTGAGGGCGAGTTCTACACGGTGCTGCTGAAGAGAACCACGAACACGGTCAACACGCCCCCGGTCGCGACGTGGCTGCAGTACATCCCCGCCGCGGTCACGAACGGCAATGGCAAGTTGTATGGGATCGACCAGCCGCCCCTGGCGCTCGTGCGCATCACCGGGACGAACACCTGCTCCGTGACGGAGATACAGGACCCGGAGACCTCGAGGTTCCTCGCCCCGGCTGTCGCCAACAGCGAGATCACGCTCAAGGCGATCACCGCGTTTGCTGCCGACATCACCTTCACCATCGGCTACAAAGACCAGGCTGGCGCGGCGAGCACTCAGGCTCAGTCGGCGTGGACTGCCGCGATTGCGGCCGGCGCGACGAAGGTCGTCAGCCTGGGGGCCGACACGGCGCTGACTGAGCTGACCGGATCGACCTGCACGATCGTGACCGCGGCGACGAGTGGCGCGTTCGTCATCGAGGTCAGTGCCTACCCGCGGACGCTGGCAGTCAAGTAGGAGGCAGCCCCGTGCCCTACAAGGACATCACAGAGATTGACGCCAAGGTCCGGGCGGTGCTTCCGGTTAGCGCCCAAAAGCTCTACATGGCCGCGTACAACGCGGAGTGGGAGAAGAGCAAGGACGAGGCGAAGGCCCACGCCAACGCCATGGGCGCAGTCGGGCGGCGGTATGCCAAGGGTCCTGACGGCAAGTGGACCCTCAAGGAGAGTGACACCATGCGCGACCTGAAAGCGCTGCGCGAGGCGAGCATCGAGCTGACCCCACCCAACGAGAACGGGGTGAGTGCCGACAGCGTGCTGATCCGCGCCGGCGTCAACAAGACCGGGCGCCGGCTGTACACTCCCGAGTTCCTGCGCGAGGCATTGCCTCGCTTCGACGGTGCCTTTTGCTTCGTGGATCACCCGAGCCTCGACGAGGAGAAGACGAGGCCCGAACGGTCTCTGCTGCGCATGGGGGCCCGGGTGTCCAACCCGCGGTGGCGGGAGTCGGATCAGACCGTGATCGGCGATGTGCACTACATGGGCACCGGTCTCGGCCAGGAGGTGCGCGCGCTATTCGCCGACGAGGTGGTGCGCGAGCGGGCCGGCCTCTCGATCTACTACCCATGGGGTGCGAAGAGCAAGCGCATCAAGGTCGCAGAGGCCTGGGTAGACTGCCCTGTCTCCCTTCAGGGAGGCGAGAAATTCGACGTTGACTTTGTGACCCGCCCGAGTGCGGGCGGCAAGGTCGGACCCATTCGGGAAAGCGAGGAAGACATGGACCTGAAAGAACTGACGATGGAAGAGTTGCAGGCCGAGCGGGCCGACCTGATCGAGGCCGCGAGGGCGGGGTATGTGCTGGCGGAGAGCGTGGAGAAGCCCAAGCCTGAGGAGAAGGACGAGGCGCCCCCGGCGACCGGACTGAGCGAGGCCGACCGCGAGCGCATCGAGAAGCTCGAGCGGCGCAACCGCGTGCTCGAGGGCAGCGAGATCGTCCGCCTCAAGTTGGCGGAAGTCGCGGATCTCCCGACTGCGGCGCGTGCCCTGGTGGAGAGCGACTTTGCTGGCGCCGAGTGCGAGGACGTGACGGCGTTCGGTGAGCGCGTGGCCGCGAAGATTGCCGCGGTCAAGACCCTGGCGGAGAGCTTGAGCGAGGCGGGCCGAGTGCGTGGTGTGGCGCGGGAACAGACCGGCGGGACCGGCGAAGTGGACGTGCGGGCGGGCCTGCGGAAGGCGATGGGACTGCCGGAGCCGAAGGCCGAGTAGCATCTGACTGACGACAACTGACACGACAGGTGGAGAGCGCCCCCGTAATTTACGCGGGGCGTTCGTGGTTCTGGCGGAGGTTGTACACACGAAAGGACATCAGCGAAATGGCTGCGACATATCCGTGGAAGTGGCTGCGCGGTGAGAAGCTCACCGTCAAGTTCGACAACGCTGCGACCGCCCTGGGGATCACCTACAGCCCGGTGCTGGTCAGCAGCAACCTGATCGGCGTCCCCACCCAGGGCTGCGAACTGCTCGGGGTCGCTATCCCCAGCGCCGCGGCGAGTGAGACGTACGTGCCCATCATCGTGAGCGATGACGTCTTCGAAGTGCAGGTCAAGAGCGGGACCAACCTCGGCCTTGGGGATAAGGTCCAGGTGGAGGCGGACGGTTCGGTCGACGCCCTCGGCGCGGCCAACAACTGCGCCGGCGCGGTGGTCGACTACAACCCGGCTGCTTCGGGTATCGCGCACATCAAGGCGACGTTCACCACCCTGGGCGGCGCCAACATCGGCGACGTGCGCAGCGCCGACATCGCCGACGGGGCGATCACCAACGCCAAGCTGGCCACCGACGTCAAGGTCGGCAGCCTGGCGACCCTGACCACGACCGAGAAGGCGAGCGTCGTTGGCGCCATCAACGAGATCGACGCCGCCGCCGGGGCGTCCGTCCTTGCGACCCTCGACGACACCACTGACGAGGCTGCCGGCGCCGACATGATCGGCGTCACGACGATTGCCGGCGCGACCGGCAACACCGTACAGCACGTTCTCGAATGGCTGATTGCGCTGCTGCAGGCGGAGACCAACGGGGCAGCCGGGGCCGACTTCGTGGCGATCACGCCCATCACCAGCTACGGCGCAGCCGATACCGTGCAGGAGTGTCTCGAGGCCATCGACACCCTGCTCAAGGCGGTCACCGACTCTGCCGCCGGCGCCGACTATATCGGCATGACGGCGACTGCCACCACCGGGGCGGCTGCCACCGTGCAGTCGGTCATCGAGGCCTTGATCGCTGTGCTCAAGGCGGTCACCGACTCGTCCTCGGGCGCCGACCTCATCGGCATGACGGTCATCACCGAGACCGGGGCTAACGCCACGGTGCAGTCGGTCATCGAGGCGCTGATCACCAGGCTCAAGGCAGTCGCCGATTCGTCCTCGGGCGCCGACCTCATCGGGCTCACGACCATCGCCGGTGTCACTGGCACCACCGTTCAGGCTGGTCTCGAGTGGCTCTGCGCTCGGTTGCAGGACGAGACCAACAGTGCGAGTGGCGCTGACTTCGTCGCGATCACTCCCATCACGGCGCTCGGCGCCGCGGACACGGTGCAGGAAGGGCTCGAGGCGTTCGACGCGCTGCTCGCCTCTGTGACCAACAGCGCCTCCGGCGCTGACTACATCGGCATGACCGCGATCACTCAGACCGGCGCGGCCGCGACCGTACAGTCTGTCATCGAGGCTCTGATCACCGCCCTGGTCGCCGAGACCGACTCTGCCTCCGGGGCCGACCTTGTCGCCTGCACGCCCATCCCCACCCTCGGCGCGGCCGACACGGTTCAGGAAGCGCTCGAGGCCCTCGACGCTCAGAAGATCCGCGGGTCGGTCATCTGCATCCCGGTGAGCGACCTCAAAAACGTCACCAACACCGACAAGCTGATCGACGGCTATGTCCCTGGCTTTGCCGGGAAGATCGGCAAGCTGTCGTTTATCACCGGCGACGTACCGGTGACGACCCCCGCCAAGGACATCGACGTGCAATGCTACATCGGCGCGGTCCCGACGACCGGCGGACTGCTGACACTCCTGAGCGCCAACGCCAGCAGCAAGGGCGAGGTGACGAATGCGACGGCGATCAGCGCCGCCAACTCGTTCAGCGCCACCGACGCGATCTCGCTCACCTGCGTCGAGGAGACCGCCGTTCACACCGAGGGCAACGGGACCTTCGTCATCACGCTGTACGCGGTGTAGACCCGACCCACCCTGACTGACGCACCCGAAAGGAGACGCAACAGATGGCGAAGCACAGGACGCTACCAAGGGTCGGCGACGATTTCTTCGCCGGCTGTACCTCGGTCAGCCGCTTGATCGAGACATACCGCCCCGCCGACGTGGGGCGCTACAACGACTACCTGGCGATGCTGGCCGAGGGTCGCCTCTCCGCCGCGCTGTACGAGCACGTCCGGGCGTTGCGCGAGGACACGACCACCGACGACTTCCCCACCCTCCTGGCCGGCAGCGTGGACACCGTCCTGCGCGCGTCCTACGGCGCGGTGTCGCAGCCCTGGCGGACCTGTTTCCGCAGCGGCAGCTTCAGCAACTTCCGCGAGCAGACGCTGCTCGACCTGCTCGAGTTGGAGGCGGATGACGAACTCGGCAACGCGGCCGACAACAACCTCCTGCCCAAGGTCCCGGAGAACCACGGCTTCAACGACATGGGCCTCTCTGAGACCCACGAGCACGCCACCCTGGCGACGTACGGAGCGACGTTCACCCTGTCCCGCCAGATGCTGATCAACGACGACCGCCGTGGCTTCCAGCGGCTGCCCGAGCTGATGGGCAAGATCGCTGCTCGCACGATCAACTGGCATGTCGTCAACGTGCTCGAGGCCGGCGCGACCACCTCCGTGTCGGGACAGACGATGAACGACACGTACAACCTGTTCGAGACCAGCGCGTCCGGCGCACATCATGGCAACATGACCTCCTCCGCTCTGCCGCTGGCGGCTGCCGCGGTCAAGGCCGAGATCATCAAGTTCGGGGCGCAGAAGGCGCCGAACGGTCTGACCATGGACGTCCTCGGCATCAAGCCGAAGTACCTGATCGTGCCGGCGGCGCTCGAGCTGACCGCCCGGGAGATCGTCAGCAACGCCTCGCTGATCGGCGCGGGCACCACCGTGCAGACCTCGCAGAACCTGCTGACCTTCCTGACCGTGGTCTGCATCCCCGAGCTGACCTCGAGCAAGGACTGGTATCTGTCGGCTGACCCGGCGGACTATCCCACCATCGAGGTCGCGTACCTCGACGGCAAGGAGAGCCCCGACCTGATGATCCAGCAGACGGGGACGGTCAACCTCTCCGAGGCTGACGGGCAGCGCTACAAGGTCCGCGAGGACTTCGTGGCGTATGCCGCCGGCTGGAGTGCCATGCGCAAGGTCGACGACACCACGTAGGCCCAGGTGCCTACTTGAGAGACACCACCTCCGAACGGGAGACGACTGTGGCTGACACGTACGACCTGGCAACCGACATCGGCAAAGTGCGCCGCGACATCGGCGACAAAAGCACGACTGCCGCCGTCTGGTCGGACGCGGAGATACAGTCTTTCCTCGACGAGGGTGGTAGCGTCAAGGCGGCAGCCGGCTTGTGCTTGTTGGCATGGGCTGCCGCCTTGGCGCGCGAAGACGAGAGTGTGGATACGGGCTCCTGGAAGGGCGACCGGCGCGACGTGGCAGCAAAGATGACCAAGGCGGCAGAGGGATACCTCAAGCTGGCAGGCTACACGCCGGCGGCGCTGCAGCCCACGTTCCGGCAGGCCGTCGTTGACTGGACGCCGGAGGTTGCTTCTGAGCGCGAGACCTGGGAGCAGACACCGTGAGCACCGACAGCCTGACGAGGTTCCTGGCGATCCTGACTGAGAGCTGCTCGATCACGCGCGCGGCCCACAGCGCCGGCACCAACAAGGACCTTGAGTTGGGGACGCCGGCGGTCATCGTCGCGGCCGTTGACTGCACGTTCGCCCCGATGACGGCGAGCAAGGACATGCTGACCGTCGGGCCGATGGAGAGGCAACTGTCCCGGCTGTTCCTGCCGGCGGGGACCAACATCCAACAGCATGACGTCGTGACCGACGCCCTGGGCATCAAGTGGATCGTCAGCGACCCGCCGATTGTGCAGATGTTCCGGGGCGAGGCGCACCACGTCGAGGCCCTGCTGATCCGGAAGGCGGTGCAGTAGTGGCGACGTGGGCACTCTCTACGGATGATATCCTGGCCGCCATTCGTACCGCGATCGGGACGAGCACAACAGCGGGGACGACCACCGTGACGTGGGCTTACATGGTCGAGGGGGAGCCCCTGGTGTTCCTGGCCGACGAGGACACCGACTATCCGCTGATCGTTCTGCAACCGCACGACACCGAGGCGGAGGACGCGCAGTCGCTGATCAAGCTGGAAATGCCGGTGGACATCCACCTCGCCCTCAAGGCCTCGTCCGCCGGACCGACGGGGGTCGCCAAGACCGTGTACAAGACGGCGCGCCTGATCGGGGAGGCGGTGGTCGCCGAGGTGATGGACGCGGGCGCCAGCATGGGCGGGACGTCGTGGCTGCAGCGGCGCCTGATCTCCTGTGGCGTTGACTACGAAACCACCGAGCAATATGCCGACCATGGGCTGCTGATCTACAAGGCGCGGTTCGGGTTCAGGTATTTCAACGAAGAGGTTAAGCCGTGACCTTCGTCACCAACGCGGGTAAGCTCGCGCAACAGCAGCGGGCCCGGTCGCAGAAGTACGCGCAGGAAGTGCAGGCCGCTGTCAGGCAGAACGCCGAGGTGCTGAAGCGCAAGGCGATGCAGTTCAGCCAGCGCCAGTTCTTCTCGCTCAAGGCGCTGCGCAAGATGGGCCACCCGTACGCTGTCCGGGATCCGCGGCCGCCGGTGCAGGCTCACATCATCAACAAGCAGAGCGGCGACCTGTACGGGAAGTGGCGCATCAACGTGAAGAAGAACTCCGACGGCATGACCGCGACGGTGATGAACACCTCGGAGCACGCGAAGTACATGATGGGCGGCCCCAAAAGCAGGATGATCCCTCGCCCGATCCTGGACGAGGCGATGAAACGGACGCAGGACGAGCGACGACGCAATCTCAGAAACGCCCGCCGGCGAGGATACTACCGCCTGACAGGGCATTAGGAGGCACACCATGCCGGCCAGCGTGCTGATTGGCAAGGACGGGACCGTCTGGACAGTGGGGGGGAGCGACTACATCGGGAAGTACAAGAGCTTCGAGCTGCGGCTCACGCAGAAAATCATCAACACCAGTGGCCCCCAGGATGACTATGAGTACAACGTCGGGACGCGGCTGGGCTGCCGCCTGACTGGCAGTGCCTTCGTCCCCGCGGCCGGGAGCGCCGCCGCCGACCTGATCATTGCCGGCGCCGAGGTCACCGTGACCGGGAACATCCTGGACGGCCGCACATTCACCGGGACGTTCGTTGTCCCGGAGGTCGGCCTCTCCACCGGCGACGACGCCAACGAGGAGAGCATCACGCTCGAAAGCACCGGCAGCTTCACCCTGGCGTAAACCCGCCGCGTTTCGCGGCGCGATCACAGAGGGAGGAACCTACTGTGCCTGACGACGACACCACCGACGTACAGACCCCAGATGAGACCCCGCCGCAAGCCCTCGACAGAGCCGCGTTCCTGGCGACTCTGCGCCTGCCCCCTGAGGAGCGGGTGGTGTGCGGCTGCCGCGTGCGGGGACTGACCGACGAGGCGTACCAGCAACTGCAGATCATGCGCGCCTCGAACATCACCGGCAGCGATGACCTCGACCGAACGAAACAGTGCAAGCTCCGGGAGCGGGCAGCTTACCTCGCTCTCGGAGTCGTGGAGCCCGTGATCGACTTCGAGCAGTGGCTGGTCGAGCTGGGGTCGGCCCGGGCCGCCGTCATCGAGGAGATCGTGCAGGCGATCATGGAGATCACCGGCGTCGACTCGTTGGAGGTGGGCATCGCAAAAAAGCTCTTGGCAGCAACCCAAGGCGGCACGCTGAGCTAAGCGTAGCCATTGAGTTGCTGCATCGCCACCCCGCCGAGTTGTGCCTGCCGCCCCGCGTGTACGACGAGCTGATGGCCCTGCGCGAGCTGGAGAACCCGTGCCTGTGCAAGTCCTGCCGCCGGCGCATCCTGGAGACGATGCTGAACAAGCAGTGTGACTCGTGCGGAAAGACCTTCGAGGACCCTGAGACAAAGCAAGCCCTGGAGAATCTCTGATGGCCGTGGAGACCGATACCCTGAGGACGATCATGGCCGTCGCCGGCCATAACGCCTACAAGGCGGCGATGAACGAGTCGTCAGCGGCGACCGGCGCCCTGGGGCTGCACTCGGGGCGGACAGCGATCTCGCAGAACATCATGGCGGTGGCCCAACTGGCCTGCGGCGCCGCGGCGCAGGTCATGGCCCTGGACGAGATGGAGGCCGCGGCCGCAAGCGAGGCACTCAATGCGTCCCTCAACCCGATTCTCATTGTGCTGGGACTCGTCGCCGGAGCCGCCCTTGCCGTTGCCGGAGCATTGCTGATTGGTCTGGGTTCTGCCGTGGCCGCGGTTACTGTCGCCCTCAAGGCCAGCCACGAGGAAGCCGCCGAATTCGAAGCGGTCATGAAAGAGGTCGAGTTGCAGAGCGGAGCCTCGGCCGATGCCATGCGCGCGATCGCCAGCGCTTCCCTGAGCAAGGACCTGAGCGACATCGGGGTCTCCGCGATCCAGGCGGGCGAGGGTTTCAAAATCCTGGCGAGCATGGGGTACTCGGCCGCTGACATGCAGACGGCCATGCTGCCGATCACCCAGACGGCGGTGGCCCTGGGTGTTGACCAGGCGCAGACCACGCAGTTGATGATCGCCCTCATGAAGCAATACAACCTGTCGATCGCCGACATGGGGACGATCTCCGACCAGCTCGTCGGCGCGTTGAATAAGACCTCGATGCAGGGCGACCAGGTGGCGGAGGTCATGCGCTACGCGGGTATCGCCGCCGGCGGCCTGGGCTGGTCGCTGGCTGAGACGGCGGCGACGGTTGACCCGCTGATCGCCGCGTTCGGCCGGGCGGAAATGGCGGGCACGTATTTCCGCCAGATGCTCAACCTGCTCAAGGACCCGACGCCGGAAATGGCGGAGGCATTCAAGGAGGCCGGCCTCGACGTCAAGGATTTTGGGAAGAACAGCCACTCCGCGGCGCAGTTCCTCCGCTGGCTGCAGAGCGGGATGTGGACTAACTCGCGGCTGGCCAAGGCGTTCGGGGCTGAGGCCAGCGCCGCGGCACAGGTGCTGCTGCAGAGTAGCGTTCCCGCGATGGAAGCGACGACTGCCGCGATCTACGGGACCGGCCAGGCGGCCGAGTATGCCAAGGGCAAGATGAGTACCTACAAGGGCGGCGTCGCCGTGCTCACGGCGGAGTGGTCGAACCTGAAGGTCATCCTCGGCAGCGCGTTTGGGGGACTCGCGACCAACGTCGTCAACGCACTGTCGAAGATCGTCGATATGGTCAAGCACTTCGTTGAGGTCTGGAGAGACAGCCTGCCCAAGGCCGACGGTGCCATGGTGGCGTCGAAAGAGGCGGCGCTGAACATGGCGGTGGCAATCGTCAACGCCCTGGGCATCGTCGCGCTCGAGGCATTCAAGTTCGCGCAATGGATGGGCAAGGTCGCGCAGCCGATCCTCTTCTATGCCGAAGTGGTGATCGCCTACTATCGCGGGCTCGCCCTGATGGCCCTGAAGTTCTCTGAGGCGATGGCTCGGCTCTTCGGGTTGTCGAACTACAACGTGATTATCACTGGGCTGCAGGCCACGACCAGTGCCATGCTGACGCTCGGCGAGACCGTGCATACCGCCCGCGAGGAACTGGCCGCCTGGGCAGGGACGCCTATGGGGGGGTTCACGGACAAGGGGCAGAAGACGGCACACGCAATCATCGAGGGCTGGAAGGCCGCTATCAACTACATCAAGAAGGCCAAGGAAGAGGCGAAGGGCGGAGCGGGTGGCGATGGCAGGGGCCCCGTCGGCGACATGAACGACGGCCTGGATGACAACGAAAAGAAGCGGAAGAAGATGGCCAAGGACATGGAGGACATGGCCAAGAAGTCAAAGGGCATGTACGAAGCAATCCAAATGGTCATCGGCGGCCGCCTGGCCGAGCAGGTGCAGGAGCAGATCAAGCGCCTGTCCGGCGGCGAGTTCGCCGGCAAAGGCTTCCTGCGCGGCGTGATGCGCCAGGGCGATAACCGGATCATCCTTGAGCTGCGACCGTCGGGCAAGATGCCGGCGGAACAGGTGGCGCAGGTGGCCGGGTGGCTCGTGCCGATCATTCGTGAGGCGGGGCAGAGAGTCCCGGTGGGCGGGTAGATGCTACACAAGCCGGTCGTGACTTTGGACGTGGCGGACAACCGCCTCGACAACGCCGGCTACGTCAAGCGGTGGTATCCGTCGGATGACCTGACGTGGCTGCAGACCCAGGGCACCAATGTCTGGCGGTTGCCGAAGGCAAACATCGTCACCCTGCAGCCGGTATACCCGCTGGCGCCAGCGGAGGCGGCGCTTTCGCGGTGGACCCAGGGCGGCACGGGAGTCTCCTACAAGGAGATCACAGGCTGTTGGGGGACGACAGGCGCGACGATCCTGCAGCAGTCCCCCACGGCCAGCCTGAGCACGCTGACCTCCACCACGACCCCGGACGACAATCAGCCATTCTACTGCGACTTCTATCTCCACTCGGTGGCGGCGGAGACCTGGTATGCCGACATCAAGTTCTCCACCTGGTGGGACCTGCGGCTGTTGTACGACGGGACCATGCAACTCTGGCACAACTACGGGGCTACGGGGGCGGCCGATGATTGGCGCTACGTCGATAGCATCAAGGCCGCCGAGAAGGTCTTCAACGAGCACATCCGCATCGGGGTCTTCCCGACGGCTCACCAGGAGTTGTACATCGCCCCGGTGGGCTTCGACCCGCTGATCATCACTGAGGCTGACCCGCTGGTGACCGAGGCCGGCGGGGTGACCTACCGCACCATCGCTCCCAAGTGCCCGGTGCGGTTGCGGGTGACCTCCGGCGCGTTTTACTTCAGCTATCGTTACATGCAATTCGCGACGGCGGGCAACCTGACGTTCCCCCTGGCGAATCTCCCGTGGGAATACGACGGAGCCTTCGCCCTCGAGTCGGGATACGGCATCCGCGCACCCGGGTACACGCCCGGGGTGACGACGACACTCGTCGACAAGGGAGGCTCCGCGATCTCCTCGCCGCCGGCGGCCGCCTTCCGGGCGTTCGCGGTCAGGGTGGACCTGTCCAGCAACAGCGAGTTCTTCAGCCCCGAGCTGCACTGGTCGGAACTGCGCATCGACCCGACCAGCAAGGTGCACACCACCTCCCCGACGGCTGTCCCCGCCGGCGGCAACCTCCTCGACCTGAGCGTTGGCGCCAGCATCGACGGTCGGCGCGAGGCGCTGCTGTCCCTGTTCAACCGGGACGATAGTTGGACGGAGATCACCGAGAAGCTGCACCTCCGGGCCCGGATGGCCGAGACGGCCACCGTCTTGTGGGAGGGGTACCTGTCGGGGCTGTCTCGGCCGGCGCACCAGGACGGGAGAATCACTGCCGAGCTCAAGGGCTCCGATCCTCTCGACCGGCTTGACGTGCCTCTGAGCGACAGCTACGTCGGCGACGGGAAGGTTCACACGGCGTTCGTGGAGGAGATGTTCAAGTGGTGTGGCCTCGGCCCGGCTGACTATGTGATCGTCCCCGATCCGAGCGGCCTGCTGTTGCCCGAGGCCCTGGGGCCGGAGAAGCCTCTCTTCCAGGCCAGGGACGGGAAGACCGTCCGGGAAATGGTCGAGTACATCGGCAAGGTCTGGTCGGGGTATGAGGTGTTCTGCAGCAAGTCGGGTGTAATCAACTACGCCCCCAGGGCGACGACGGGCGCCGCGGCGCTGCAGTTGATCATGGAGGGGACCGCCGGCGCCGGGGAGCTGAAGTGTTTCGACTTCTCGTACAGCCGCGAAGAGGAGAACTTCTACAACTACATCGTCGTGATCGGGATGGGCGTCGGCGGCCGGCCGCTGATGGGCTACTACTACAATGACGCCTCGATCAACGATCCGACCGCGGCTGACTACCTCGGCTTCGAAAAGTTGCTCCTCGTGGTGGACAGCAACCTCCGGACGATGACGCAGGTAGAGACCGCCCTGGGCTACATCGTCGCCTTCCATGGCTACGTGATGGAGGAAGCAGAGCCGGAGTGCGACTGGAATGAGACCCTCGACGTGGGGGATTTCGTGAGCGTCTCGACCTACTTCGATACCGCCGTCGGCCCGCCCCCGGTGTACACCTACTGGACGTGGCAGATCCGCGGGCTTGACTACCTGTGGAACCCCGACGCGCGAACCAAGATGCGCTTGAGGCGGGTGCGGCCATGATCGCAGCAGAGCGGCTGAGGCGAGCGCTCGGGGGCCTGGCTAATGGATCACCCTGCGTGTGGACGCCGCAGGTCACGACGGGGCAGATGGCGCGGGCGGACGCCATGCGCGAGGCGGTCGAGGCGCTCAAGGGGGAGGCGGTCAACTACTTCGACGCGCGGCTGTTCCTGATCTACTACGAGGCCAGCGACGACGTGCTGCCGGATGCGGACACACCGGCATGGACTAAGCACGAGGACGAGAGCCCGACGGTGGCCGTCGCCGGCGGAGTGTTGCGCATCACTGCGAGCTGAGGTAACCCGTGGCCTATACCCTCGACGCCGGCAACAGCATCAACGACAACACCGCCCTGGACGTGTACCTGCCCAACGGTCCGGACGGTGACGGCAAGGCCGTCGATCTCAGCACCAACGCCCTGCTCGGCACTCTGAGCGGGCTAGGTGGCAGCCCGTGGGTCGCGAACGGGTTGCAGTTCAACGGTGTGGGAAATGTGAACTTCGGGGCTTCGGCAGCGCTAGATCCCGGCGCGGGCGCGTGGTCGTTTGGTTTCTGGGTGACCACGTCTGCATCCGCCACCTCGCAGATTCTCGGAAGCCGGGGATCGAACCCTCCTGCCACAGGGTACGCCCTCTTCATCCATCCCACTCCGCCGTATCAACTGTATGCGCTGGCGTATACAGTTTTCGACGTGAGTGGGTACCAGATGCCGGGCGGAGACCTTGACACAGAGGTAGCGTACTTTCTGGCCGTGACATCCAACGGCAGCGGCGGTACAGCCCGCCTCTATGTTGGCAGCGGCGAGGAGGAGACGTGCGACCAGACAGGCCCCATCACCGGGGCCGGGTTGGACTTTGTGTTGGGCGACTGGCCTAGTACCTGGAGCGTGCCATTCGCGGGTATCATGACGCGCGTCAAATTGGCGGTGGGGAAGCAATGGTCCGCGGGGGAGATCGCGACGCTCGCCGGTAGCACGACGGCGGGGCTCGTCGCCGCCGCCACCGGCCTGCCGATGGAATTGATGCAACAGAGCATTCAGCCCGACCCGAGACGCGGGAGGTTTTGCTAGTGGCCAACTCGACGACACACAGCCAATTGCCCCCCGTTTACGGGGCTCTGTATAACCTTTGGATAGCGTTTAGGAAGGCGGACGGGACCTCCCTGGCGCCGACCTCCCTCGACACCGAGGTGAGCATCGACGGAGGAACGTTCGCCGACGCCACCAACGAGGTCACATTGACCAAGGAGGTCGGCGCGGCGACCGACTCGGCCCTCGGCTACATCACCCTCACCGCCGCCGAGATGACCGGCGACAACATCATGGTCCAGATCAAAAGCGCGAACTGCGTGACCGCCCTGATCTCGCTGACTCCCATCCGCCTGGTGCCGGTGAGGGAATCGACGGCGGCCGACGGAGCCAATGGCACTGTCACCCTGGACGCGGGAGCCAGTGCCGTGGATGACTACTACAATGGCATGGTGATTCGCACCAACGCGGGCACCGGGCCCGGGCAGGTGAGGCTGATCACTAACTACGTCGGCAGCACCAAGATCGCCAGTGTCGCCCCAAACTGGGCGACCAACCCCAGCAGTGACACCACCTACACAATCGGGCACTTCCCGAGCCAGAGTGTCAACGCCTTCCGCCTGGTGGCGGACACGCCGACTACAGTCGCAATCGCTGGCGCTGTCTGCGATGAAACCCTCGCGGCCCACACCACTGCTGACAGCCTGGCCGTCCACTTGCGCGAGACGCACGCGTCCCTCGCCTACAAGGTCGTCGCTGACACGAGCGACAACACGGTCAAGATCTACGACAGCAACGGATCGACCTTGCTCTACACGTTGACGGGAACGCTGGTCGGGACTGCGACGACCTGGGTCAGGAGCTAGCGCGGTGGCTATTGACCTGACTGCCCTGGCGACCAGAGGGAGCCTGACCGCAGCCGACGCCCCGGACGTGGCCGGCAAGGCAACGCGCGGGCGGATGCCGGCCGCACCGCCGGTTAGCTCTCTCTACTACTCCTACGACATCGCGACCCTGAGCAACGCGACCGGGGCGACGATTGAGGCGCAGGTGAGGGTCAACACCAGCGACAGCGGGGCCAACAAGGGTTCGGCCCTGAGCATCTGCGACGGGAGCTTCCAGTTCATACTCTGGCTGCGGGCGGATGGGCTGAACATCGACGGGCAGGCCGACGTGGCGATGGACCTGGCGACGACTGCGCACCGGATCAAGTTCTCGGCCATCGGGGACTCCTGCCGGGTGTGGGTGGATGACCAGTTGAGACAGACGGGGACCTATGCCAACGTCACCGCCCTGCAGCGGGCGACGTTCGGATCGTGGACCAAGAACAGTTGAGGTGAGCGACGTGGCCAACGCAGCGTACCCCCTGAGCCTCGAGGCATTCCTCAAGGCCGATATCCCCGGCGGCCTCGATTCGGCCGACATCAAGGTGGCCCTGATCGACACTGCGGCATACACCTACTCGGCAACTCACCAGTACCTGAGCGACGTCGCGGGCGCGTCCATCATCGCGACGACCGGAAATCTTTCAAGCAAGTCGACGACAGGAGGAGTGCTGGACGCGGCGGACATCTCGATAGCGGGCGTCGCCGGGGCCACGGTGGAGGCAGTCATCGTCTACTACGACAGCGGGGCGGCAGCGACGAGCCTGCTGCTCGGGTATGCAGAGCTGGCGGCAGCATACACTCCAACTGGGGCGGACGTGCAGGTAGTTTTTCACGCCAGCGGGATACTCAGCATCGCCGCGACACCGGCGTAAGGTTTGACAAACCTCCTCAGTTGGGTATACTTGCGGTACCCGCCAAGGTACAGCACGGCCCCAACCGGACATTTTGAGCGACCTCGGTGCTGGTACCTTGGCGGGTGCCACACACTAACGAGGTCGCTCTCTCAGTTCTGAGGAGGCGATTGGAATGTTGAGCGCAACAGGTGGAGAGGTGTACACTCCCGAGCAGAAGGGGAGTGAGCCCATGCCGAAGTCCGAAGCCCGTTGGTTCATTGCGTTGTTCGTCGCGCTGGCCCTGGTCTGCGCCGGGATCGGAGGCCTCGACGCCTGGCAGCGGAGCGAGGCCGCGAAGGCGAAACTCGCAGCCATCGCGCAAGCCAAGGCGGCAGCCGCAGCCAAGGCCGCGAAGATGTACCCGCCGCCGGTTCTCCACAAGGGCAAGCCCGTCTGGAAGGGTAAGAGGAAGATGGCAACCTGGACGGCAACAGGAGCTGGCGACAGCAGCTACAACGGCGATTATGTGGAGAGCGGGACGCACAATAGCGAACCCTCGTATGTCCTCAATGCGGGAGGGGCGAACGAACGGTGGCTATACAAGTCAAACTCGTCGCCATTGTGGATATTGGGTTCCGCGCTGGTAGATCCTCCGTTCCCGCCCGATGCGACATGGGCCTATTCTGGAGACACCACTCTCCATCCCGGGGCCTGGAGCATTGTTAGTCCTCCAGGAGGGAGCACTGCCCCCGCCCCCACCCTAGCCACCTACGCGCCACCTCCGGACCCCGACCCGTTCACGTGGCCGTACACTTACCACTGGTGGGCGGACGGTGACGCCCCATTCATCCCGCCGAAGACGACCTTCGCACCCTGTCGGGCGACCATTGATTCTGTCGCGTACGTGGCCTTCCCCTCGCAGGACGAGGGCGGCCTCCTGCCGGAGTACGGGTTCTCTCTCTACCGCGAGTCTGACGATGCCTGGCTATGGTGCCCGGCAGGCGCGGCGCTGCTCGCTCTGTGGGACCCATACCAGTCCGGCGGCTGTTTCGACGCGGGCGACGACGGGTCCGTCCACCTGTGCTCCGGGAGCTACGACGACACCGGCGCCTACTTCACCTTCAGCACCTTCGCCCTGGTCGCCGACACCTCGGCAACGCAGACCGCGACGGACACAATTGCCCTGGCCGCCCTGGACATCACCAACCTCGTCCAGACCGCGACCGGCGTGTTCTCGTTCGTGATGATCGACGGCGCCGACGTCAAACTCTGCAGCTACACTGCGGGCGACGCGACCCACTCAGTGACGGCCACGTTCTCCAGCGTGGCGGCGCTACCCACCGGGTACACGGCGGTTGTGCCCGACACCGACAGGACCGACCAGGTGCTCTTCCGGCGCACGAACGGTACCCTCTACTGGATGCGCCACTGCACCGCCGCCGGGCAGCATCGGGTGGTGGTGTACGAGGTCTCCGCGGCCGAGTGTACGCAACTCGCGGACGTGATCCTAACCACAGCCACGGACAGCCTGCAGACGTGGGGCAACTACACCGCCGGCGGCTGCGTGGTGGGTGACATCGGTAGTAAGGGATGGACCTCCGTAATGCGCTGGCAGCCCGGGCGCGACGGTTGGCAGTCGGCGCCCTTCGCCGCCTACCCGGCGGCGCGACACTGGTACATCGACGGGACGCCCCTGCTCGTGGCGGGCTGGGCGGAGACGGTATTCGACACGCGGCCGTTCGTCCTCGAGGCGGCGCCCGAGACGATCAGCGTGCCGCTGGTGGCATCCGCCGCGGCGGTGTTCTCGCCGAGCATCCGCGACCTGATCAGCGTCCCCCTGGTCGCCTCGGCGGTGGAGGTGTTCTCACCGACCATCGTGCAGCGGGACATCATCAACGTCCCCCTGGTCGCCTCGGCGGTGGAGGTGTTCTCGCCGCGAATCGTGGCCGTCACGTCCCGCGCCCCCAGCGCGTCTGACGCGGAGTGGTCGTGGGTGCGCGTGCGGGCCGGGGTGTAGGATGGCCACCGAGGCGACGCGGATCTCGTGCCACATCTACGTAGCCGCCCAGATTGGCGAGCAGTTTCAAGAGGGCGGAGGAGGTGGGTGGGGCGTCGGCGCGACAGCCGCCTACAGCGTGGACAAGGGCGATTATCGTATGGTGATGGGGATCTCCGACGAGCACTGGAATCACCACTGGGGGCCCGACACATCGACTAATCTGTCCGGTACCATGTCCGCTGATTTTGAGTGGGTGGGGTCTGACGTCAAGGTCACCCACAGATGGGCCAACGACGATCCTGCGGGATCAACCTGGGAGTACATTGGCTGGTGGAGGCCCGGGCAATTCCGCCTTGGGAACCCCATGCCCGTCTCCGTCTCCTGGGGCGTAGGCAGCAGCTACTCGGGCCTGGGTTACCCGTACATCGACTACACGGAGATAGTCATCGACGGGGAGACTATCGTCTACCCCTGGGACAGCGATGAGGAGCTGTTGGACTGGCAGCAGGGCGATACCGACGCCGCAATCGTCGAGGGCGGGACAGTCCATGCCCCCCACGTTCCCGGCGGATATGCAGGCTACTACTGGGTGCGCCGCAACTGGGTCCCTCGGCGGCTCGGCAGCGTCCGGGCCCTGGCCGGCCTCCCGGTGTGGGAGGAGTTCTGCACCACCAACGTCGTCGAGCACCTGACTGCCGGAGCCACCGGAAGTGAGACGATCTTGACCGGCAGCTACACCGACCCGTCGCCCTGGGTCACGCCGAACGGGAATCGCTACGTGGCCCTGGTCAACTCCGGCGGCGAGCTGCAGTACATCACCTATGACGGTACATGGGGTGCCCCCGTGACGATCCGATCCGGCCGCCGGCGACCCTCGGCCCTGTGCCTCCTGCCGAGCAACGACGTGTTCGTGGCCTGCATCGACAGCTCCAAGAACCTGCTGATCGACATCCTCCGCTGGAATGGGACGGGCTACACGGTGGAGGCGACAGAGAAGAGCGTCGGCGTCACCGCCAGCGAGACCGGCGGGATGTGGCTGCTGCCGACCGGGCAGATTGGCCTGGCGTACGTCACCCCCGAGGGCACGCTGGCCATGGTGACGGGGGACCTGACGGGCGACACCTGGACTGCATAGTACAGCCGGTAGACGCGCCGAGACTCGAGGGGCATAATGGCCCAAGACCACCCGAACTGCCTGGCGCATGGAGAGATCGCCAGCCGCGTCTCGTCGATGGAGGCCAACGTCCGCGAGATTTTCGGCCGGCTCTCGCAGCACTGTGACCAGAACGGACACGTGACAAGGAGAGAGATCGACACCATGCTGACCGACCTGCGAGCCGTGAAGGACAAAGTCGAGGGCATCGAGATCGAGCAACGCGCCGGAACCGCACGCCTGAGCGTCTGGCAGGCGGTGTTGGTCGCCCTCCTGGCCCTCGGGGGGAGCATCGCAGGCAGCATCATCACCGCCCTGTCACACGCCGTCAAGTAGCCGCGCAGTCGCACCAACCGTCTCGCCAGGCCGCCCTTGTGGGCGGTCATTTCAGTTCTACCGAGGAGGAACCCCCGTGGCAAGCATCACCCCCGAACAGATCGCTGTCGTCGCCGGCATCGCGGTCAGCATCATCATCGCCCTGCTCAAGCTCGTTCCGAGCTACCACGACTCGCCGGCCGTCACCAAGATTCTGACCGCCGCGATCGCCGCCGTCCTGACCGTCGGCGTTCAGTGCTCCTGGGTCATCGGCTGGCCGCAGGTGTGGGACATGCTGCTGATGCTGGCCGCTGCCCTGGGCACCTATAAGCTGGTCGGGCAGCCGATCAAGGCCAACCTGCAAGGCCCATCAATCTGACGGGGCACCCGTCATCCGTGGAGGAACCGATCATGTCCATCTTCTCGAACATGCTGCGAGCCACCGCCGAGGACTATCTCAAAGCCCAGCTCGAAGACCTGAAGACCTTCTTCGTTCTCGCGCTGGCGATCTACGACGTGCCGAGCGACGCGGATACCGTGATCCACTGGGTGGAGACAGGCTGCCGCTACGTCGTCGAACATGGCACGCCTACCGAGGCCGACGTGCGGGCGCACCTGGGGGGCGGGTAGGCCATGGCCAGCGGCTACTCGTCAGTCCACCCAATCTCCGAGAAGACCCTCCGTCAGATCGACATCGCGTCTGACCAGGTGACGCAGGGGGAGGGCAATGACGTCGCCGCCTCGGCCGGCTATCATCGGCGCGTCGGCACGTATCGGGGCCGGCCCTTCGGCCACTGCTTCGACCTCGACATCGACTGCGCGACGCCCGACATCCTGCAGCGGCTACTCGCCGCGGGCGTCGTGCCCTTCGTGCGCAACTGGGCGGGCAACGAGCATATCCACTGCGTCCACATCGGCCTCCGCGCCGACGATGGACAGGCGCACCTACTCTCCGGGCCCCGGTCGCAACTCGTTGATGTGCTGTACAACGCCCGCCCGCTCAATGGGTTGGCCGACCATGCTCCGCTGACCGGCTACGTGGCCGACGTCATCCGAGCTGCCCCCAACCTGCGCGCCGAGCTGCGGGCTGAGTATGAGAACTGGGTGCCCGACGTCTCCACGGCCGTCTACTCGCCCGAGGGCCACCAGGTGCAGTGCTACGCCTGGAATGAGGGCAGGGAGGTCGTGGCCGAGGTCCGGCTCTTCGCGGAGTTCTGGGGCTGTGATGTGGCGGGCTCGAGCACGGCGTTGAGCGTCGATTTCAAGGGCAAGCCCCTCGACCTGAGCGCCGGCCACCCGTATAACGACGGCCGGCACTGGCGCTGCGGCGTCCGGGCCATGGCGGAGGCCCTGGGTATCGGCGTCGGGTACGCCGACCACGGGAGTTATGCCGAGGTGCGGCTGTCCTACCCGGGGCAGGCCGCCCCCGTGCCACCACCCGCGCCGGCGCAACCCGCCCTTGTGCACATGGTGGATCTCGCCTACTGCGATCCGGACGTGGACTTTCACGAGCTGCTCGCCGGCGGGGTGCAGGCGGTGTTTCTCAAGGCGAGCCAGCACGGCTATGCCGACCCCCTGTGGCACGAGTACCGCGCCCGGGCGCAGTCGGTGGGGTTGTTGGTCTGCCCCTACCACTACTTCACGCACACCTCGGACGCCGCCGACCAGTGCAAGCGCCACCTGGAGATCATCGCCCCGTACGTGGGCCTGCTGCCCTCGGCCCTCGACGTGGAGGACCCGGCGCCCATGGGCCGGGACGCGCTATCGGCATCGGTGCGGGCGTGGATCGACACCTATCGCAGCATCACCGGGCACCGACCGTACCTCTACACATACCCCTCGTTCGCCACGGAGCGGCTCAACCACAGGTTCGGGGATTGTGACTTGTGGGGCGCTTCGTATCCGTCGGCCGGCCTGGCGGGGAAGCCGGCGGCCTTCGCGGGTTGGCCCAATGGGCTGACGTTCTGGCAGTGGACGGATCACGGGACGGTGCGAGGAGTCAACCGCGCCGGCGGGACCGATCGCGACGTGTTCTTCGGGACCATCGAGCAGCTCCGCGCCCGCGTCATCGCGTAGACCGTCCAGAACCTGCTCATAATATAAGCGCGATTCGCACACCCCCCTGTGGCGCCGGCCGGGGCATCCTCCCCTCCGGCCCCGCCATGCTGTACCTCGCCCGGCCTCCTGGACCCGCACCCCAGGGGGCCGGGTGATTTTGCGGTTCTGGGCGGGTGGTGAAAAAGCACTTGACACAACGTACAGATATGTGTACTATACATATCGTTAGGCCACACTACAGGGCGGAGTTGCCCAGCGCACACGCCCCGAGGAGATGGAAGAGATGACCCCCACGGCAGAGCGGAACCGGTACGGAGCCCTTCGAGTTGAGCCCCAGTGGACCATAGACCTCATGGAGGAGGCCGAAAAGGCCGGCACCTACACCCGTGGCATCGAGAGCGACAAACGCCAGCGTGGCAGTTCGATCAACGTGGACCTCTACGGCCACGACGAGGCGCAGGGGCTCGCGGTGATCCAGGTCCGCGAGTGCCAGTTCGATCCCCGGCGGTATAACAAGGTCCACAAGGACTACTACCTCCTCGGCCACACCGAGCAGGGCGCCGTGTTCGCCCACCCCATCGAGTCACCCGCCCGCAGCCGCCGCGCGATGACCAGCCCCGAGGCCTGCATCCGGTTCGTCCTGTCTCGCATCTGGGACTGCTCTGATGATGACCTGGCCGACATCGTCCGCCAGGGCGACGTGGCGCTCGTTCCCGCCCGGCTACCCGAGAACGCCGTGCGCCTCGACACCACCGAGACGATCATTCGTGACACCCACCGCGTCCGAGCCGCGAAACTGTATCGTGCTGGCGGCACCATCTACGCCTGCCGCCGCGTGAGCATCGTCCACCTGCGCCACCAGCACGCGACTGTGCAGGTACATCGTGGCGTCTACCGCGTGGCCGAGGGGCGCGAGGCCTCGACGTGGGGGTTCTCGGCGCCGACTGCCGACTGACCACTACCCGGTGGGTGGGTGAGGAGTGATTATCATGCCATCCCGCACGACCCTCTGGCGCCGACGACGAGGCATCGGGACTCCGAGGCCATCCCCTCCGGGCCATGATGCAGCCTGGTGCGAGGCCAACGAGGTGTGCATCTACCGTTGGGCTCGCATGGGCGTCCGCCAAGCCGTGGCATTCGCGCGGCGGATGTGGAATCTGGAACTCGATGCCGACACCCGATCCGATCTGCTCGGCACCGCCCTCTCCCGCATCTGCGAGATAAGCGCCGCGCCAGCGCGCGACCGCGATGGGTACATGGTCACGGCTGCCCGATACGCCGCGCAGTCGTGGATCAGGCAGTACGTCATCGGACCCGAGAGGTTTGGTGCGTCTCTCATATGTGCCCTCCGTCACACTCACAGACGAGAGGAGGTCAGCCATGACCTGGGATGACGCTCTTCGGCGGTTGCTCGGGGGACCCTATTCCGGCAAGGGCGGGCCGAAGTTGCTCGCTGCTGACGTCGGGGTACACGTCAACACTGTCCTCCACTGGCGGTATGCAGTGGATGGGAAGCCGGGTGGATACAGCCCGTCCGCGTCCGTCGCAGCGAGGCTGATCGGGCTCTATTACAGCCAGACGGCGCGCAACCTCGACCGGGACACCGTCGAACTTGTGCGCGACGAGTTGCGGGAGTTGCTCGAGCGGATCAACGATATAGCGGCGGTAATGGAGTGCCTCGTTCCGACGACCGACGAGCCCCCCGACACGCTGCTGACAATCCCCGAGGCGGCCAGGCGCACAGGGGCCGCCATCAACAAGCTGAGAAGAGCGATCGACGCGGGGGAAATCCCCGTCAGGGGCAACCGCGGGAACCGGAAGCTGATAGTCGCCGCTGACGTCTACGCGGTGCTCTACAAATCGAGGGAGGCATAACATGCGACTCAACCTGCAGTTGCCAGACAAGCTGATGGCCGATATCAAGGCCCGGGGGGGCGTGACGGAGAGTATCCGGGAGTGCCTGTCGCGCTACTACTACCTGCTGGCGCAGGCCCGGGCGGGGCTCAGCAACCGGGAAGCGTTCTCGGCCGGGGAGTTGTCGTTGCTGACGGACGTCTGCAACGGGACGTTCTGGGAGCCGCACACGCTCGGTTGCCTCGGAGCTAATGCCGACGACGCGGAGGATGACTACTACGAGAAATGGGGCGTCAAGCGGGCGGACTTGCTCGCCAAGCTCGCCGGCTTGACCCCGCTCGAGCAGGCGGCGGTCGTGGACGCCATCGAACGGTTCTGGAAGGCCGTCGGCACGGGGATGACGGTTGACCCGAGGCACCTGCTGGACTAAGCCCGCTCCTCGCCCCCCTCCATCCCACCGGCCTCCGCCACGCGCGGGGGCCGGCTGCTTTGTGCGGCCGGGTATCCCGCCGGGGGATTGGTCCGCCCCGCCCGCCGGCGCGTCTCAGAGCATCCTCGCGAAGCCGAGGGGCATCAGAGCGTAGTGCAGACAGCCGGGTTTGGCGTGTCGAACCCCGCTACCTACACCTACCACCGCCAGGCTATGGCGCTGTTGGTCAGAGGGGCCGCGGGCACAATGTGCTCTATCATGGCCTGCAAAATGCCGCGCTTCGTAGGCGCATCCATCTGCCCCCAGTGCTTTTCCACCGCGGCCAACACCGCCCTCGCCTCCTCCCGCGTCACCCGCGGCTCCGGCCGAGCTACCTGCAACTCCCCCCGCCGCGCCTCCACCTGAGCGAGTAGCCGGTCAAGCTCTTCGTCCCCAATCGTCCCCCGTACGCGTAGCGCGATCGCGCGCTGTCGCTCGTCGTCCAGGGCTTGCAGGAGGCGCTGGGAGCCAGTGGCGCGCCGGGTCGACTCTCGCCGCGGCCGAGCAGCCCTGGCCATTTCCCGGGCCCGGGCGGCCACCTGGGGCAGGATTGCGGCCTCGAGTCTGCTCTGCGCCACGCAGCCCCGCCAGGTGCACGAGTGCGGCGCCTGCCTCGCGCGGTAGCACATATACCGTGCGTGGGCCACACGCTCCCCCGAGGCGCGGGTACGGTAGGTGACGTGGAGGGTGAGCCAGCCCGAGCACTCGGGGCACCTGAGCAGGCCCGCGAACGAGGCGTGGACGGCTGGCGACACGGCTCCCCGGGGGCGGCCCCGCCGGCGGGCGAGTAGCTCGTCCACCGCGGCGACGGCGGCAGCGTCCACGATCGCCGGGAGATCCGTGGGATACTCCTCACCCCCGAAGTCCCGGGATCCGCGGTAGGCGGAGCAGGAGAGTATGTCGCGCACAGCCTCCCCGGAGAACTGCCGGCCGGCGGTGGTGAGGTACCCCTCCGCGTTCAGCGTGCGGGCCACGCCCTCAAAGCTCAGGAGCTGTGGGTAGAGGTCGAAGGCGCGGCGGGCCACGGGGGCGGTCGCCTCGTCGAGGGTGTACCTTCCTTCCTCCCTTCCCCACGCCAGGCCCGGTGGCAGCCGGCCGCCACGGTAGCGGCCCTGGGCGACCTTGACTTGTTGGGCCCGGCGCATCCGCTGCCCCAACTGTCTGGCCTCAAAGCGGGCCAGGAGGGCGAACAGCCCCTGGGAGAACTGGCGCATGATATCGTCGTGGGCCGAGTGGGGATCGTCCCCCGGGCCGACTATCGCAATCCCCAGCTCGGAGAGGGCGTCGCGGATGGCAAACCACTCTGACTCCCGCCGGGCAATCCGGGAGACCTCCTCCGCCCACACCACATCAAACCGCCGGCGCCGCGCGTCCGCCAGCATCTGCATCAAGGCCGGCCGATCCTCCATGCGCGTGTGCGTGGCGGAGACTCCCTCGTCGGCATACTCGCCCGCGGGGGTGAGGCCGTGGGTCTGGCAGTAGGTCGCGAAGCCGGCGCGCTGCCGGTCGGGAGAGGACACCTGCGAGTCGGTGGACATCCGGACGAGGGCGGCACAGCGGAGAGGGGATGTCACGGGGTCAGCGACCGGCGCCGGCCGTGGCGCCCAGGGCGACCAGGAACCCCGGGGCTACGATGGCTCCGCCGATGATCATCACCCAGAGAACGACACTGACCCAACCAAGGATGGCGCCGGCGGTGGCCGGCCGGCCGAACTTGTGGGCGAGGTTGACGTGGTAGAGGGCGATCAGGCCCCACAGGAGGCCACAGGCGACGATACCGAGGACGCCGAAGAGGACGGCCATGCTCTCGTGGTGAGCCCCTCGCACCTGGTACTCGTGGAGGGTCGCCTGGTCGGTGATCGGGGATCCGCCGTGGATGGGAATGATCACGACCGCGGACCCGGTTCTCGCCGGCGGGGGCGGGGCGGGAACAATCGCCGGCGGGGGCCCGGTGTCTACGATCTCAGGGTACTCGGAGGATGCGCCGGCGGGAGACTCGAGGACTATGTCCAGGTCATCGCCAGGGGCGGGGCGGGCGACCGCCCGGGGCTGCGCTGCCCCGGTGGTGTACTGCGGGCTGAGTTGCTGCGCGATCTTGCGGCTGACTTTGCGCGACACGGGCGATACCCCCTTGACAGAATCTGGCCGCGGTGTAGAGTGATACCCCCACCGTCCCTGCCAGGTCGGCCCCTCGTGCCAGAAAGATTCCCGGGCGCTGTCTGCGAAATGACAGGCATCCGCCAGGACTTTCGGCCTCTCGGTTGCTATGCTGGGCGCAGCATAGAATCACGCCGAGGGGGCCACACCATGTCTGTCGAAGACCAGTTGCGAAGCCTGGGCTACACCGTCCGACCTGCCGCCCTCCCCCGGGGCTACCCCTGGGTGGTCTCGCCCGCCAGGAAGGTCGTCCTGATTTCCTCGTCCGTCACCCCGGCGACTCGCAGACGCATCATGAAGGCGGTTCTAACTGCAGCGCGACGAGGATAATCCGGGCCGTCTCAATCTTCCTGACGGGTCGAGGAAGTCTGAGAGACCGCAGTTCCTCTATCTGGGCTTCGGTGATGTTGTGTCGTGAGACCTCGTCAGGATCGGTGACGAGGGCCTCTATGCCTGGGTGAACCTGAACGGCGACCGTCTCCGTCGGTCCATCTTCCCCGGCATCATCATCCGGAAGGAAGTACGTCATCGGCTTGCCCGTGACGCGAGCCCACCTCCGGATGACAGACAGAGGCGGCTCGTGGCCTGCCTCATAGTAGTAGATCTGCCGCACCGACCTACCGACCATCGGCGCAATGTCCTTCGGCTCCGAGTACCCCTTCTCAATCCTCGATGCCTTCAGCCTGCGGCTCAACTCCGTTTCCATGGCCCCATTCTACCACTCCGCGCGGTGGCGCAACATTTCTTTGCGGTTTTTTGCGGAAATTGCTTGACAGCGCAATATCCTGCGCGGTAGAATGCACTCCAGCGCAACTACTTGCACAGGAGTGCAGCCATGATCGACGGAGCCAAGCTCAAGCAATACCGGACGCAGATGGGAGTGAGCCAAGCCGATCTCGCCTCCGAACTGGGCAAGGCGGCCGCTTCCCATGTCTGCCGACTTGAGCAGCGCGATCTCAGTCGCGTGGAGTTCGCCGACGCGGTCGCGGCCATTGAGCGGATTTCCGAGCGGAGGCGAACATCGGTGGACCCTGTGGCAATTCTCAGCGCTGCCGGAGGTGGCCCCTCATGACCACCTCCCCCTCCCTCCTCGCCACCGTCCCTGCCAACCTCGCCCCAGCCTACGGCCCCGCCGAGGCCTTCGAGGCCTGCCTGCCAGCGATCACCGCCTGGCTCGAGCGTACCAAGGACGCACAACCTGCCGACCACTCGGGCTCCGTAGTCACCCCCTCTGCGCTGCCCGGTTCTCGGGCGGCGGGCCGGGTCCTACCGACCGTACCCCACACCGCAGCACCATCCTCGCACACCCGGCCCGCCGCTCTTTTTCCCGCCAAGGCGAGGCGCTGACCATGGACGGCCTCGCTGTCCTGCTGCTGGTTCTTATCGTCGCGATCCTGAGATATGTGAGGACATAGCCATGCCGAGACTGGACGCCGAGACCGAGGGCAAAATCGCTGACTACCTCGCTGGCCTGATCGAGGATCGCATGGGGCACGACGCTGCAGCCGAGGCCTGCGAGAGGCACGGGGACGAACTGGCAGGGGCCGCGCGCGATGCTCTCTACGACATGGCTGCAGAGCTCGCCGAGGAGTGGCAGGCCGAGGGGGTGCCGGCGTGATCATCGACGGCGGCGGACTGCTCGCCATCATCACCCTGGGGATCGGCTGGCTGATCGGCTACATGGTCGGGCGCTGCGCCGGCGACGGGCCTCGCCGCGACGAGGCGGACCTGGTGCGTGGGCTGAGCCAGGCGCGGGCGGAGTTGCTTCTGGCGCGGGCAACCATAGAGACGTTGGTGGAGCGCGAGCACATGGATGGGACGACTGCTATCGGCCCGACCGCCGACGATCCTGCGGTAGCTGAGTACCGACATTGACCTTTGACACACCCGGCCTTGTGGCCGGATAGACGAGCCTGGGGATTGGAGGCAGTAGCCATGGCACAGACGAGTCTCAGGACGCGGGTACGGCTCTGCCGGGAGTGGTCCGAGGACGTGCGGGCGGTCGCGGCGAGGATGCTGCGGCGCCCGGAACCAGTGATCGCAGACCATGACGACGCAGGAGTGATCGCAGCCCTGGCCGGACGGCTCGTTCCGGAGTTGGACGAGCTTGAGCGGGCGTGTCGCCGCCGGCCGGACGGGTCGCAGATGATGCTCAGGCTGGCGTGAAATCCAGGCGGTACAGCCGGAAGGGGATAGTCCGATGTGAAGGCAGGCCTGGGCATGGCCCCGGGGATAGGTACGCAGATGACGCACTGTGCGACGTGGATGCACTGAAACCGATGTACCGAGAACGCTGGGAGCCCCTGGTGGCGGACACCGGGGGCTCCCGAGGAGAACACACGACGATGAACAGACGAGATCATTATACCACAACCGACCCCGGGGGCAAGCACCCATTGGCTGACGACGTCGCCGGCGCAGAGGTCGCACCGACGGAGGATGTGAGCATCGCCGGAGAGACCGGCGACCCGCAGGCGGACGCGATCACCCGAGCGGTGGCGCAGGTGGATGAGCCCTACCAGGTGCAGACCGACGCCCTGGGGGCCTCCAAGCTCTCCACATACCTCCGCTGCCCCCGGGCCTACCGCTACCAGTACGTCGAGAAGATCAAGGTTCCCTCATCCCCCGCCGCCGCCCTGGGGACGGCGATCCATTCCGTGATCCAGCAGATTCACCTGTCGCGCTGGACCCTCGACCAGGCGGACACCGTCGCAGACCTGATGGCCTCGACGTGGGAGGAGATCCGCGTGCGCACCGCCGACCCCGACGACCCCGAGGCGGCCACCGGCGCCGTCCAGGCTGCGAATGAATGGCTGCCCTGGTACCTCCACTGGCGCCGCGACCAGATCGACGTGGCCGTCGAGGAACGGTGGGAATTGACCGTGACGAACCTGGGTCCGGCTGTCACCCTCCGCGGGACCATCGACCGCGTCTACCGCGCCGACGGAAAGTCGGTGCTGTCCGACGTCAAGTCGGGCAAGCGGGCGCCGTCGGAGCAGGACCTGGCCACCGACCTGCAGTTGTCGATCTACGCCTGGGCCTGCCGCGAGTGCGGCTTCGAACCGGACGGGATCGAGATCGTGATGCTGAGGTCGAAGAAGGTCCTGCAGACGGCGCGGACCTCGGCCTACCTCGACGGCGTGATTTCCCACACGGTGCTGCCGGCGGCACAGGGGATCGCCGCGGGGGTTTTCCCGTGCAATCCGAGCTCGCGCTTCGGATGCGGGTATTGTGATTTCCAGAGCCTGTGCCCGGTTGGGAAGGGGAGCTGAGGATGAAGGTTGACACGCTCCTCCAACACGTCGAGCTCGAGAACGTGTCCGGGGTGACTATCGAGCACCTGGAGGCGGAGGACGCAGTCGAGATCACGTTCGCCACGAAGCGCATGGCAGGCGGGGCGCCGGCGGGGCGCGTGTCGCTGACGCTCCGCCTGGTCGATATCGCCCCCAACGACTTCCTGACCGAGATCAACACCGACGCATCGAGACAGGCCTGGACGGCGAGGAAGGCACGAGAAGAGCGGCTGACTGCCGAGGCCCTCGTCGCCCAGACCGCACAGACACCAACGGAGGAATGACCCATGCCCATCAAAGGCTTTCTCAGGCCGCTCCTGGCGCGGCTCGGCAAGATCAGGCTCGGCCGCAAAGCGGTCAGCCCCAACGGAGGCATGGAGCACCCTGCCGACCTCACCGGCTTCCGCGTGCCGGAGGACGTGGCCGCGGTCTACGGGGAGGAGCCGACGGAACTCGACGTGATGCTCCCCTCCGCCAACATAGATGATTGGTTCCCTCACGAGTTGCAGAGGTGGGGGACCGGCGAGAAGTTGCTGTGCCGCGGAGACGGGGAGTGTGCCCGGTGTTGGTCAGACGAGGCCGGGGGATGGACCGACATCCCCTGCGGCTACCAGGAGTGCCCGTTCTACGGCAAGGCCAAGGGGCAGGGCTGCACGGAGCGCGGGTCGCTAATGGTCTTCCTGCCCCGGGTCTCGCTCAACGGGGTGTACCAGATTGACACCGGGTCCTGGTACGGTATGTCCCACATCCACGACGAGTTCAGGACGCTACAGACCATGCTGACCAACCTGACCGGCAACCCCGACATCGTCCGGGCGGTGCGTTTCAAGCTGACGAGGGAGGTCGAGACGGTCAACTACTACGACGGGACGGCGCGCAAGAGCGTGACCAAAGCCCTCCTCCACCTCCGGGCCCCGAACCTGTCTGAGGAGAAGGCCCTGCAACTCGCGGCGCAGTTCCGGGGAGGGCTGTCGGGTCCCCTGATGGGCGACGGGTCAACGCTGCCCGTCCCCGAGCTGGGGCCTGCCGAGGATGACGAGTTGCCGATGCTTCCCCCCGCCGGCGATCTCCCGGACGATGTCCTTGACGAGATCGCCCCCGACCTCGTCGCCGGCGCCTCCCCCACCGGCCCTGACATGGGGCAGCGGGTGGCGTTCGCCGCCCTACAGGAGAGCGTCAACCTTCAGTGCGAGAAGTTGATGGGCCTGGCCCCTGAACTCGAGGTGAAGATGAAGAAGCGCGCGGCCAATTTCGAGAGCGTCCTCGCCCGCGCGGCCAACAAGGACGCCAGCAAGTTCGCGGATCTCGACGGCGCGACGGAGGCGCCACAGATGCTTGAGCGCGCCGCGGAATGGGTCGCCAAGTGGCAGGAGGAGTTGGAGGCCGAGCAGGCCCTGCGCGACGACAGCCCCCCGGTACCCCAGCCGGAGCCGGACTTTGACGGGCAGCCGGAGGCCGAGCCTGCCCCGGCTGCCGCGCCGATGACCGACAGGCAGGTCGCCAGGGCGGCCACGAAGCGCACCGCCAGGCCGAAGCCGCCGACACAGCCCGAGCACGAGACGGCGCCCGCCGGAGCCGCGGATGACGGCGGAAGCCTGAGCTTCTGAGACCCGAGATAGTGAATTCGCGAATCTGCTAAGTGGAGGACCGACATGCTCAACACGATAGCCGCCCGCGGCTTCCGCGGGCTGACGGACGCAGAGATCGCCCTGGGGGATGCCGTGACGTTGGTGCTCGGCCCCAACGGTTCGGGCAAAAGCTCCATCGCCGCGGCGATTGAGTACGCGCTGACGGGGTCCTGCCGGTGGACCGACGCGGCCGGACGGGGGTACGCGCGGCTGATCGCACACACAGCCACCGGCGGCGCGGACGTCCTGCTGACGGGTGCCCTGGTCGCCGATGGGGATATCGTCATGCTCGAGCGCACCCTGCAGACCGGGGGAGGGAGCGTGCTGTATGACGACGGCAAGCGGGCCCGCGAGGGGAAAGACGCCCTGACATTTCTCTCCACGATCCTGCCCCCGACGGACCTCCTGCTCTCCATGCTGAGGTCGGACGGGCTGACCGGCCTGCCGGCCAAAGAACAGCAAGACCTGCTGTTCGCCCTCGCCGGAGGGGAGACAGACGCGGCATGGTTCCGGGAGCGGCTGACCAAGTCGGAGGCGGAGGCGATCTCCGACGAGCTGGCGACGAGGCTCAAGGGCTCGGCGCTATCAGACGGCCTGTACAAGTCCGTGTACGCCCGCCGGACCCAGGCCAACAAGACGGTCAAGGAGGCGGGGGGTCGGCTGGCTGCCTACCCCGAGCCGACGGGTGAGCCGGTGGACACCGCGGCCGTGGAGAGTGAGCTGGCGGAACTGCGGGAGAAGCTGGGCAAGGTGCAGACGCAGATCGGCAAGGCGAGTGGCGCCGCTGAGGCTCAGCAACGGGCCGGAGAGAACGTGACGACGGCGCAGGCGGCGGTCAAGCGGCTGCGGGAGGCGCTGTCGGACCTGCTCGAGCCGGACGAGGTCGAGGACGAGCTGGTCCCCAGCCTGGAGACCGACCTGGCGGCGGCGCGGGAGAGGCTGGTCGAGGCTCGGCAGAAGGTCAGTGCCGCCAACGGCGCCCGGGCCGCGTTGCAGGAGCAGCTCGATGCGTTCGTGGCGCTCAAGGGCAAATGCGTTCTCGGGGATCTCGCCTGCCCCATGGCCGCGACAGACCGGAAGGCGGTCATCAAGGCGACGCAGGACAAGTGCGACAGCTACGAGGCGGAGATATCCGCGGCGAACAGGACGGCGGATGGAGCGGAGGACGACATCACTCAGGCTGTCGCCGCGATCGACGAGGCGCGGAAGGCGCAGGCTGCCGCCGCCGCGTACACCAGCAAGCGAACCAACCTCGAGTCACAACTCGCCGAGGCGGAGCACCGTAGCGCCGCGGCGACGGCGGCTTACCAGAGCACCAAAGCCCCCGCCACGCACGACCTCCGCAACGACGCGCAGACCATCACACTCCAGATCGCCGAGCTGGAGAACATGCTGGCGGAGGCGCGCACTGCGGCGACCAACGCCGCCGCGAGGGAACAGGTCGAGAAGCAACTCAAAGCGGCGCAGGTGGAAGCGGCGACCCTCGACGCCCTGGTCAAAAAGCTCAGCCCCGACGGGCTCCCAGCGCAGGCGATGGGCGAGACGCTGGGGGCCGTGCTGGAGGCCATCAACGAGGTGCTGTCCAGCTTCACGGACTTCACCCTCTCCGCCGAGCCGGGGAAGGACTTCGCGCTGATCGTCACCCGCGACGGAGAGCAGACGCCGGTGGCCTGCCTGTCGGAGAGCGAGACCCTGATGGTCGGGGCCGCGATACAGGTCGCGTTCGCGCGGCTCACCGAGTGGGGCTTCGTGGTGGTGGACGCGGCCGACCGTCTCGACGGTCCCAACCGCGGCCTGCTGTTGGGGATGCTGTTGAGGTCGGGAGTGCAGGCCCTGGTTCTGGCGACCCCGGCCAACGGCGGCCGGCCCCAGGCGCCGGGGCTGGTGGTGTATGAGTTGCGAGACGGGGCGGCGCACCTGGTGGGGGCTGTTGAGGCGCAAGTCGCGAGCTGACCAACCGCAGAGCATATCACAGCCTGGGAGGCTCAACCGTGACCGACGGAAACGACGTGCGACTGAGGCGCATCTGGGACGAGCTATTCGCGCAGCGGGCGGAGATCGAGCGGAATGCCGACGTGGCGGTGGCCGACATCCGGGTCCGCGCCGCCCGGCGCATCCGGCCACTGGAGAGCCGTATCGCGCAGCTCACCACCACGCTGGCCAGCCGGGAAGCGCCGGCCGAGGACAAGCGCCGGCCGGCGGAGGCGGACATGGTAGGGGTGAACTCGTGATCCCTGATCCCGAATGGACTGTCCACGACGCTACCAACCCAGAGCGCGAGGAGGCTGAGTTCGAGTTCCGTGGCGTCCTCGTGTGCATGACTGTAGACGGAGGCTCTCTGCCTTGGCTCACACATTGGACATGCCAGCTCCGCGTAAACGATTACGGAGTCATCGGTGTCGGGGACGAGACGGCCCCTACCGACGAGGCCAAGCGTCGCAGTCTCGAGGCCATCCCGATTCTCCTCGACGCCCTGGACAGGCTGCGCACTGAGGGGTTGGTGGCATGACCACCATCGCCCCCGCCTCAACCCGCGTGGCAACTACGCTCTGGCCTCACCAGGTCGCCGCGGCGGACATGCTCGAGCCCCTGGGCTCCGGGATGTTAGCTTTGGACATGGGCTGCGGCAAGTCCCTCTGTGCCCTGGAGATACTCGGACGGTGGGAGTGCCGCACCGTCCTGATCCTCTGCCCCAAGAGCGTCGTCCGCGTCTGGCCAGGCGAGTTCGCGAAGCACTGGGGCCCGGAGAACCCGTGGCAGGTCCTCGCCCTCGACGAGGGCACCGTGCCCCAGCGGGCGGAGCGCATCCTGACGGAGGCCCTGTGCGCCGTCTGCGACTGCGACAGGATCGCGGTGGCGCTCAACTATGACGCCCTGGCGACCAAGCCCCTGCTCGGCAGCGAGTCGGAGCCGAGCGTCCTGTCGCAGGTCCCCTGGGATTGTCTGATCCTCGACGAGAGTCACCGGCTGAAGGCCCAAGACGGAGTCCAGAGCTTGCAGGTCGCGGAGATCGCCAGGGACATCCCCCACCGCCTCGGCCTCACCGGAACCCCCATGCCCCACTCGCAACTCGACGTGTTCGCGCAGTTCCGGGCCATCGAGCCCCGGGTGTTCGGCGTCAACTGGTGGGGCTTTCGGTCGCGGTACGCGGTGATCGAGCAACGGGAGGTGTACTGCCGGCGCGCCAAGGGCGAGCCCAAAGGCACCCCGCCCCGCAAGCGTAAGGTCCAGCAAGTGACCGGCTACAAGAACACCGACGACCTGCAGGCACACATGGGCCGCGTCACCTACCGCGTCACCAGCGACGAGGTCCTACAGCTCCCGGAGGCGGTGGACGAGCAGAGGTACTGCATCCTCGGCGCCCGGGCCCGTCTGGCCTATGACGGCCTGATGGAACGTTTCGCGGCCGACGTGGGGGAGGGTGTCATCACCGCGTCCAACGCGCTGGCCAGGATGGTCAGGCTGTCGCAGGTGGCCAACGGGTACGGGGTGGACGCCGACGGCAACGAGATCAGGTTGGGGGTGGAGAAGGCCAACCTACTGGCGGACATCCTCGAGGACATCGCGGCCGACGAGCCGGTCGTGGTGTTCGGCAGATTTCACCATGACCTCGACGACATCCATGACGCGGCAGAGCACGTTGACCGCGGGTGCCTCGAGCTGTCCGGCCGGCGCAACGAGCTGGCGGCCTGGCAGGCGGCCACCGGCGGCGAGGTCCTCGGCGTGCAGTTGCAGGCGGGAGGGGGTGGGGTGGACTTCACGCGGGCCCGCTATCAGGTGTACTTCGGCCTCGACTACAACCTCGGGGGCGAACTCCAGAGGAGGAAGCGCC